CTGCTGTCATATTAATTGTTGCAGGTGTTGATGGCCTATCCATAGGCATCCCCATTTCTGGCATCACCCCACATTCTTCAATTTGACTTTCTTTAATGCCTTTTGATTTATTTAAAACAGGCATTTCAGACATTACTCTTGGATTAGGAGCATCGAGCTCTGCTAATCTTTTCATCATATCAATCATTTGCATAATTATTTCCTTAGATCAGGTGCTTGTTTAAGAATACTTTTTGTGTTTGTATCTTTGATGGCGGTTTCTAATTTGAATTCTCCGCCACCGGAATTAGGAATTTGTTCGCCTCTTGCTTTTCGTTGAAGTTTTAATACATCATTCAACTCTTTAAGAAATCCACTATTATATTTGTCACCATAATAATCTTCAAATTTTGGATTCCCTGCTTCTTTATAATTTGGATCATTTAACAATGCATCTTTTCTTTTTTCTACTGGTTCTTGATATTCTTCACTGGGTTCACCAGGACGACGAACTGCAAGATGTGATTTATGTATACTGCATTGTTGAGATATAAATTCTGTTAGTTCAAACTGTGTTGTAGGATAATCTAAAGTTACTTCAAAAATATTAACTTCGCAATTTTTAACTTGAGGGAAATCCAAAGGAAGTTGCTGTATAGGTGTTTTTCCTGCTTTTTTAAAATTAGATACAGAATATTTTTCTAAACAAGTTTTTAAAGATGATTCTTGCTCGGAGGTAAAATCTCCAGCAATTTTAATCCTAAAATCGTATTGCTTTTTTGATTCAGTTAAGTATTCAGCGAATGTTTTCATAGTAAATTATTTATTCAAATTTTTAAGTTTTGCTAAGATGCTATTTCTATCTGCTACAATATAACCTTCACCTTCTATAGGAGTATTGCCAGGTGTAGAATTCTTTTTATCAATGGCTAATTTTTTAATTTGTAAATCTACCATTTTTAATTTTTTATCAATTTTTGCACTTTTTGCTTGAATTGCTGCATTCATCATTTGTGCTGCTACTTCAAACATCCTAGCGCCGTATCTTGCTTCGACATTCATTCCTAAATCCATAAGGTCGTCATAGGCTTTTTCTGCTTTGTTAGCCAAATCATCTAATTCTCGATCACTTATTTCTCCGAGTCCTTTAACCACAGGTAAAGATTGAGAAATTTTGTCAAATTCTTCTAACTTTTCTTGTAAATCAATTGCAACAACCGGAGTTGAATCTTCAAAAGTTTTTTCTATAACTGATTCTGAAGATTCAATATTTAATAATTCTTCTAGTTTTTTAGTCATACATTTACTTATCGATTTTTTCCAGGATTATGAAATATATCATTTTCATTAATAATTCTAAATTGTATCCCTTGTTGTTTGCACCAATTTGACGCTGCTGCCCATTTTGCCATATTTTTAACATACTGGGCTTGATCGTATGGATTTTTTCCTACTTTTTCTTTAAGTGTTTGTTTTGCAGGTTTAATTTCGATTAATTCTGCATGTTTTTTCATTAACTTATCAACATACACGATTAAAAAATCCGGAACATATACAGTTTGCTTTCCTGTTAGGGGATCTTTATAGGGTATCTTTATAGGTTCGCTACTCCATTGTTGGATACTAGGATTATTATCACAAAAATTCATAAAAGTAAGTTCCCAACTACTTCTGTATGTAGGAATTTTATTGCCTACATACTTTTCTGGGTTTCTAATCTTGTATATGCCTTTACTAAATTTTAAACTCATGCAATTATATTTCGTAAAATTTCAGGATGAGTATTAAATGCTTGAGAGATTCCAAGACTACTGGTTTTCACTCTATTGTAGTTTAAAATTTCTGCTACTAATCCAGATAGTTCGATATCATTTAAATTTTTTAATGTATCGAGAATTTCCATTGGATTATATCCATCTTGTTTTGATTGCGTAATAAGGATTGTTGATATTAACTCAGAAGAAGATTCTGAAAAATCTTTATTTGTAAAAAATCCTCTAACTGCGGCAAATGTAGTAGGATCAATTTCAATAGGTTGTTGATTGTAGTTATTAAATCCAGATACTGTACTGTTATCAGATTTAGCAATAGGTAAGTTTGAATACATTATGGTCCTCTAGGTGGAAATATGATTGCAGCAGGATTTGCTCTAATTTTTCCGTCAACACTGGTATTTAAACCTTTAAAAATATTAATTCCAACACCACCGGGTAAATTAAATATTCCCGGTTGAGGTTGAGATGGCGGAGGGGTTGAAAACTTACCAGTGCCTGAACCTAATACGCTTCCTAATACTCCAGACGCAATAGTGTATCCAACTGGACCTAGTTTTCCTATTCCCTTTTTGTTAACTGCATTTTTTGCTAAAATCGCTGCCAGTTGACCAAGAGGACTCATAGGAGGCTGTCCCCCCATCATTCCATATTGCCTTGAAGAAACATTTCCAAATCGTGCACCGGAACCTCGATAACTTCCGCCACTGTTAAAAGAATCAAAAGCACCACGTGCTCCATAAGTTGTTTGATTTGCAAAACTAAATGGTGCTTTTCCGCCCACAGTTCCGAATATTCTCTGTTTGCCTGACAAATCAAATAACGATTCATTAGGAAATGACTGTTCCACTGGTGTTCTTTGTGCATTGGCCAATGTACCCAATCTGCTAGTCGGCGATGTTGCAGCAGAATTACTTTTGTTTCCTGCAATTTGTAACGGACTTGGGTTCTGATCATAAAAGTATGGAGTCCATCCTAAATTACTATCTCCCATTACTTTTCCTTCTCTATAGAAAACATTCTCGTATGCAACTGTCATTCTATTTTGTAATATTTTTGTACTATCAGATGAACTTACTGCGTCGTGAGCCCACTCAGTAAGTTTAGGATTTACTAATGTATATTCAGTGAATTTTTGTTGGTGTAATACATACAATTTAATAGAATCTAAAAAGTTATCTATCGGCCTTGCATATCTACCATAGGAGTAATCAATACTGCCGTATTTTGTATCTTTATAAGCAGGTATTGCATCATTAGATGGGCCATAATTAGAATCAGCGTAAAAATGTTTATAATAGTGTACCCAAAGATTGTGAGTAATATTACTGGAATCGTCGTGAAAATCAATACTGATAGGACTATAAGTTAATTTTGTTTGCACTACTGTTTTTCTATTGTATTGATTTAACGTTTCAGTGGCAATTGAAAATTTAGGAAGATCGACTCTCTTGGCTAACAGTCCTACTTGATAAAATTCTTCCTGTGCTTTCCAATGAGATTCAATAATTGCATCTGGATTGATGTTTATTTGAACAAAATATATAAAACCAAATTTTGGAATTCTAGCATAAGAACTATCAATAAACAATCTTCCAGCATGTTGGTAATCTCGTAAAATTACTTGTTTACCGTCAACGCGAAAAGTATTTGAACCGGATAAAAAATTTAAAAATGCAGCGCTCATGACTGTATTTAGTTCAAAAAAAAGCCTGGATTTTACTCCAGGCTTTAAAGAAACAATATAAATTAACCGCCAGTTGCTAGGCCCTGCGCCTGAGGTGGTCTTACTGTTCTTCCTACTTCTAATCCAATACCTATCGCTCCACCGCCAGGGGCTTCTAGTTGGATTGCATTATCGTAACAAATTGTTAGTGCAATATCCATAGGATCACTGCTTGAATAATCACCTTGCTGGTAAGTGGCTTGCTTAATCCAACAACCCAAATATTCAAAACTTTCTAATGTTACTGGTTCATATGCGCCGTTGCCGCCGTCGAGAATTTCTACACGCATTCTGAACTTATAATCGACTGCACTTGCAGCACCACTTTGTTCGAAGAAATCAAATTGTTTCTGTAGTTGCTCGCCCACTTTTCTTGTAACTACACCGCTAGCATCATCTCTTAGTGTTAGTTTTGCATCTTGCCATGTATGTCTACCTAAAATCTTAACTGTACTGTTATAAACAGGCAACTTAACTTCATCGAACGAAACATCAGGCCGTGTTACGTTCATGACTTGCTTGGTTAATTCAGTAGTTGGATTACTTGCTACACCAAATTGATCTAAAGTTACTCTAAATCTATATTTTAGTTTTGGCATTAACATACCTTGAGTGGTTGCGGCCTGAGTTCCACTCAAAGGTACTGTAAATCTATTTAAACTTGCGATTGGCATTATAATGCTCCTTGTTCTTTTATTTACCTTTTATAGTCCGGCTGCAATATCGCCAGTATTTTTCAATCTCAATGGAATATAGATATATTCAACTGCTTTAACTGGTTCAATAGCAATGTCGACATAAAGTTCATTACGATCAATTCTTGCAGGTGTGTTATTAGTTTCATCGCAGACTACGATAAAGTCATATAAAGCACGTTGACCTACTAACTCAAGCATAATGCTTTCTGCTGCTGCTTTAATTTCTCTACGTGTTTGTACATCATTTGGCTCAAACAAGAATGGACGAGCCATAATGTCTAATTGTCTACGTAGGAAACAAACTAAACGAGAAACGTTAATTCTATCTAATGCACTGGCATTTCTTGCACGAGTTCTTTGACCGTATGCTAAAATTCCAACGCCTGTTAAGGTTGCGATTGGATTGATTTTGACATCGTCAAGTACATCTCTTAGACTTTGATGTAACGCAACGGATCTAAATTCGCCTTCGTCTGTGATATAACCTACAGAAGTTGCATTATCAACGCCACCGCGTCTTGTTCCTGCTGGAGCAAACCATGGGAAACTCTTTGCATCGCTGTTGATAATTGTTCGTAGCATCATATGACTTGGTGGAACAACAATATTGTTTCCGGTATTGTCATTAGTAAATCCGCTTGGGTAATACATTGCCATATATTCGTCAAAACTTACGGCACCAACATCGTTATTATCTAAAGCACCGTTTGTATTATTACCCCACTCACTTAGTGCTGTGCCTGATGGTTGTAATCTAAATGGTGTATCACCTACAACAAATGCAGTTAATCCGCGATCTGTATTAAATGCAATCATGTTCTGAATTGCTTCAGGATATCCAGGAGTTGCAAGTAAGTTAAATGTTAATGTATCAGTATCTCTAATTGCAGTATTTGAATCCAATGTTTCTTTGAATGCATTAACTACCTGTGCTCTTTGTGCGTGACGTCCAAACTGAGGACCTCCATCTGCTGCAACAGGATACTGACTTACCCAACGATCTGTTTCATAAGTTGCCATCGATTGGTTACTAAATCTAGTGTTTAATCCGTTATTTGCAGAAGTATTAATGTACCCTACAACATATTTCTTAACATTAAATCCGCTTCTTCTGGTGTTCCAGAGTCTCATGCCTCTTGGATATAACGCAGGATCTGGTGCATCTGGGTCTAAATAGCCGCTACTTAGTAGATCTTTAATAGCCGAAGGATCCTTTGATGAACCTGCTGTTGCCCATCGAGCATCTGCAAACAACCATCCAGTAGGTGTTGACTGATCTGTTACATCATGTAATACCCACTTACTTCCAACTGAGATTGTGCTGTCATAGACATATACATCTCGACC